CATAGCAGCAGTCTAGCGCTGCCGTTCTGACCTCCAAACACCGAACCAAAAGGAATCCAAATGGCAACGAGCATCTCTCTCGTTAACACGCTCTCCATTGAACAGCGTAAGGAACTTCTCAACTATGCCAAAGACTGTGCAATGCGTCTTGGCTCCAGTGCGCTTTCTGATTTCCGTTCCCTGCTACGTTATCGGGATCGTGCATATCAGCGGCAGCTGAATACGACTGCAGAGCACATCAAAGCAGTTCGTGCCAATATGGCAGGTGATGCGCGTAAGATTCAAGACATGACCGTGCCGATCATCATGCCGCAGATTGAGTCTGCCGTAGCGTATCAGGCAGGTGTGTATCTGACTTCTTATCCCATCTTTGGTGTTGTCTCGTATCCTGCAAACCAATCTCAAGCCATGCAGTTTGAAACTGCGCTAGCAGATCAAGCTATTCGTTATGGCTGGGCAAGGGAACTGATTAAAATTTTTCGTGACGGCTATAAATATAATTTTGGTGCGGCCGTCGTGTCTTGGGAAAAGACTCCGCTGAAATCCATCGTCACTGACACCAACATTTCAGCTGCCGGCCTGGCAGCCCTGAAAGAGTATTCCTATGGTGGCAACTGCATCAAGCACGTTGATCCATACAACTGTTTTATGGACATGACCGTGTCTCCAGCCAACCTGCACACGGACGGTGAATACTTTGGCTACAACAAACTTGTGAGTCGTGTGCAACTCAAGCGGCTGTTTGCAACTCTTGACAGTCAGAAAACTACAAGTGCAGCAGAAGCATTCAAATCTTCATTTGCTGGTCCTACGCAAGATGACACCAGCGCGATGCTGTATTATATCCCAGAAATCAATCAATACCTTAACCTGTCCAACACGGTGTTTGGCACCAGCAACTGGGGCCAGTGGATGGGATTGCCTGGCAGCTCTCGCAGCAAACTGGAATACCGTGATCACTATCTTGTCACGCATTTTTACTGCCGTGCCCTGCCATCTGACTTTGGTGCCCGTGGCAATCAAGTCAAAATCTACCATGCAATCATCATCAACTGGTCAGTTGTGATTTTTGCAGAGGAAATGAATGTTGGCTATGACACGCTGCCAGCGTTCATCATGCAGCCTTATGAAGATGGACTTGGTTATCAGACGCAATCCATGCTTGATAATGCGCTGCCATTCCAAGACATGAGCAGTGCGCTGTGGAACATCTCGCTGGAGTCCAAGCGTCGTCTGGTTTTTGACAGACTCATCTACAACCCCAGGTTGATTGACAAAAAGGACATTGACAATGTGAGTGCGGTGAGTCGCATTCCGCTGCGCAATGCCTCGCTGGCCAAGGATGACAACACGATGGCCCGAGCCATCTACCAGATTCCGTATCGTGAAGACAACTCTGGCACCAACATTCAGATGTCAGAAATGATTTCTGCAATGGCAGATCAAGCCACAGGCCAGAACAAAGTTGATCGCGGTCAGTTCCAAAAGGGCAACAAGACCAAGACTGAGTTTGAGACCACGATGGTCAATTCAAACTCTCGTCAACAACTCAGCTCTCTGGCCATTGAATACCAATTCATGACGCCAGTCAAGGAAGTCATCAAATCCAACACGCTGCAATATCAACAGCCTGGCACGATTCTCAATCGGGATCTGCGTGAGGAAGTCAATGTTGATCCTGTTGAGCTGCGCAAATCCATTCTTGAGTTCAAGCTGACTGACGGTCTGCTGCCCGCAGATAAGATGCTGAACTCCAATCTGCTTACTGTGTTCCTGCAGACTGCACAGGCTTTGCCGGCTGTTGGCACGGAATACGATGTCATGGGCATGTTCCTATACTGGGCCAAGCTGCAGGGCGCATACTGGCTTGAGGACTTCAAGCGTAATCCGCAACAACAGCAACAATTCCTGCAAACTATTGCTGCGACTACAGCGGCCCAGAATCCTCCTGCTCCCGCGGGCATGCCAGCCGCGTAAACACCAAACATTATGAATCACCAAATTCAACTGGACACCGGCAGCAGGTTCTGCCGGCTGACGCTTACTCGGGAAGATGACTTGCTTGCACGCAAGGTATCTCCCTTGTTTCTAGCATATCTTCAAAACAAAATTGAAGCGTATGCTAGTGCTCTCGTAGAGAGCAAACTTCCATATCGTTCCAACCCAACGGAACAAGTGGAAGCCATCCTGGCTCATGAAAAGCTCCGCAATTTTGTGGAAGCCTACACTGAGCTACAAGCCGAGCTTCTCGAAGCTCTTGCAACCTCTGAGCAAACTGAAAGGTAATCATCATGGCTTTTCTTCCTGGCATTTTTGGTCGCGCTCCCGCACCTGCACCCGCGGCACCTTCGCCGAGTTCTCCAGTGCAGCAAGCACAGGCACAACCAGCTCCAGCTAACACGCCGCCTGTGAACATGAATCAGAATCCCACTGGCCTCCCTGCCAGCATGCAGCAGACTCCTGCCAATCCTGGAGCTGCACCTGCTCAAATGGTCAATGGGCAAAATACTGCTGTCAATCCGCTTGATGGCTTTGTTGACATCTTTAAGCCGAAAGCAGTCGATCCCAATGCTCCCAAGCAACCTACGCTGAATGATCCATTTCTTGGGCCGCTGGATCCTGCTGCTTTCCGCACGCAAGTGCAGCAAGCAAATTTTGCTGCCAACATTCCGCAAGATGTCATTCAAAAGGCTGTCTCTGGGGATGTCAATGCATTCTCCGAAGCCATCAATCTGGCAGCGCGTGAAGCATTTGCAGCAGCAGCTCAGCTTTCGCATGGTCTTGTTGAGCACGGCGCACGAACTGCAGCAGAGCGTGTGAATGGCTCACTGGATTCGCGCATCAGAAACTTTCAGATCAAGACGCAGAATACTAATCATGAAGCACTTGGTCATCCGGCCGTTGCGCCGATGCTGAATGCTGTCAAGATGCAGATTGCTCAATCCAACCCTCAACTATCACCGGAAGCGGTGCAACAGCAGGCAGAGCAATACTTCACGCAGATGGCTGATGTATTGACTGCTCCCAAGCGTGCAGCTGCACAAGCTGCAAACACTCCAAAAGAAACGGACTTCTCCTCTTACCTTCAATAATGCGCTAAGGCGCAAAAGGAACTGAAATGGCTGTTGGACTTCTTTCCTCCGCAAATGCCCCGTCGAATCTGAATGCAGTCAGTTTCGCGCAGGCAATCACTCGCCTGATGCCTAACGGCACGGCACCGCTGTTTGGTCTCACTTCTCTGCTGAAGGATGAGACTGCCAGCAACATCGAGCATGGTTACTTCTCGAAGACCATGATCTTCCCGGCACTGAAGATTGACAACGGTGCTGGCTATGCTGCTGGTGCCACGACCTTCGCTGTGGATGCCTACGCTGACATCGTTCCTGGTGATCTGGTTCGCAATGAGCGGACTGGTGAAATCATGATGATCAACACGACTCCGTCGACCACTAGTGTCACGGTGACTCGTGCTGTTGGCTCTGTGGCGGCTGCTGCCATCAACGACAACGACGATCTGTTCACCATTGGCAATGCCTTTGAGGAAGGTTCGACTCGTCCGTCGGCTGTGGCAATCATCGCTGAGCGCTATGTCAACAATACCCAAATCTTCCGGAATAGCTGGGCTGTCACCAAGACCGCTGCTGCGATTCCGCAGATTGCCGGTGCTGGTTACGTCAGCGAAAGCAAGCAGGATTGCGCAGCTTTTCATGCGATGGCCATCGAGAAGGCTCTGTTCTTCGGTCAGAAGTTCATGGGCACCAAGAATGGTCAGCCGCTGCACACGATGGAAGGCATCATTGCTCGTGTGAACGCAGCTGCTGCTGGCAACGTCACGACTCTGGGTGCGACTACCAACTGGACTCAGCTGGAAGCTGCTCTGGACAAGACGCTGCAGACTGTCACTGATCCCAAGGGTGGCAACATTCGCACGATGTTTGTTGGTGGTACGGCTCGCCGTGTCATCCACAACATCGCACGTCTGAACTCCACTTATCAGATCAGCACGGCAGAAACCAGCTGGGGCCTGCAGCTTGACATGCTGAAGACGCCGCGTGGCACGTTCGAGATGATCGAGCATCCGCTGTTCAACGCTTATGGTAGCGCTGCTACCTGGGCCAAGATGGCTGTGATCTGCGATCTGAACGCCTTCTCTCTTGCCTACCTGCGCAAGACCAGCGATGCTGGGTACAACGCGAGCGGTGCTCTCGTTGACAATGGCATTGATGCTGAAGGCGGCACGCTCACCACTGAGCTGACCTGCACGATCAAGAACCCGGCCGCGTTTGGTCTGCTGTACAACTTCACTGCTGCTGCAGCGGGCTAATTCAGAGAGGTCACACCATGTCGATCATTCAAGTGAATCCACCTGGTTTGGCCTCCACTGATCCTGGCTATATCAGTAGCATTACGATTCGATCCGGTGGGGCTGCCACTGTGTTCACTCCTAATGCTACCACTGGCCAGGTGGACGTGGATGAACTGGCTGCAACGCAGCTAGTGCAGGAAATCAACCGATTTAGGCTGATTACCGGCTAAGCAAACAAGTAAGGGCCAGCCACCAAGCTGGCCTTTTCCTTGTCCTCGCACTTCGTGTGCAACTTTTCCAAGCAACTTTTTCCAAACTGGAGAATCAAATGGCTGTTGGTGCTGTCTCATCCCTGCAATCTCTGCAGAATCTCAAGCAAGCTGCTCCGGCACAGGCTCCCGCAACTAGTGTTGTTGCACCTGAGCCTTCCAATGTTCTGCGTAGTGGTGAAGTAATGTCTACTTCCCTGGAAGCGCTGAAAGATCCGAATGCCAAGGTCTATCGGCACATGATTCCTGGTGCCAATTTTGTGATGCCTGATGGCTTGGAGCTTGTGTTTCTTGGCGGTCAGCTCATCACCAATGATCCTGAGGTCATCAAGCAACTTGATGCTGTGGCAAACAAAGCTGCCAGTATGATCTACACCGACGTTGCTGCTACTGAGGCGCTGCGTGCTACGTATACGCAGGCGGCCGCAGATGCTGCAGACACGGCCGGCAAATCGGCACAGTAACACTAGCTCAGAAAGCGTGGCATGACTACTTTTGCTGAAATGGAAACTCTTGTTGCCGCACAGACTCGGCGGCCGGATATTTCCGCAATCACCAAAGCAGCAATCAAGTCTGCCACGCTTCGTGCTCACCACACGGACTTCTTTCCGCGGGATCTGCAGACTGCAGCGCTGACTTACACTCCGCTGAGCACTGCAATCTTTTACGACTTTCCAAACATCAACAATACTCTGACGAGACTTCGTAGTCTGAAGTTTGTTCAGAGTAATGAAGTGACTGGCACGCCTACCGAGTCTTTGGAATATCGCACGGCAGACGATATTTATGATTCTGACGGCAATCGCCGTCTATCAATTTATACTCTTATCGGTGCAACTCTGCGAGTCTATCCGCAGTCTGCCACTGGTTATATGACTGCGTACTTCTATGAAAATCCCAACACTGCAGAAGTAGGCTATAGCAGTTGGATTGCTGACACCTATCCTGATGAGCTGGCCATGTGGGCCGCGGGAATTGTCTTTGCACGCACTGGCTTTCTTGAAGCTGCAAAACAGTATCAAGATGAGCATGTCAAGCCGTTCAAAGAGATGCTGATTGACTCGCATCTGCTCGGCACTGTTGCCTGATTTTGGAGAACACTGATGGCCACGTACATCCCAAATGCTACTGATGCAGCTGAGCCGGTAAATAGTCGGCCTGCTGGCAGTGCAGCTGAAGAATTCCGCACGCTCAAAGGATCTGTCAATAACAGGTTTGCCAAGACTCTCTCAGTGCCTGAGGCCAGTGTTGGAGCCTTGCCTAATGTTGCTACCCGAGCAAATAAGCTGCTTGGCTTTGATGCCTCGGGAGATCCGACTCCTGTGATTCCAAGCGTTGGAACGTTGAGCGGATATAAGAATAGAATTATTAATGGCAAGATGGATGTTGCCCAACGTGGCACGTCTTTCTCATTTACTGTTCCTGGCACCAGCAGTGCATATTCTGTCGATCGCTGGAGAATCAGTTATATCAGTTCTGCGCAAACTGCAGTAACACAAGATTCGTCTGATACGCCTCCGAGTAAAGAATTTCGTAGTGCTCTGAAACTTGCAGTGACAGTTGCGGATACGTCCATTGCTGCAAATGACCAATATATCATAGAGCAGCGCATTGAGGGGTACAACGTCAGGGATCTGATTGGCGTAACTTTTGCACTGAGTTTTTGGGTCAAGTCTTCCAAGACTGGCACACACTGTGTGTCATTCCGAAATTCTACTACTGACCAATCATACGTTACTACGTATACGGTTAATGCAGCCAATACTTGGGAATATAAGAGTGTAACGGTTGTCAATGGGCTGACGACTACTGGCGGCTGGCAATGGACTAACGGCGTTGGGCTGGTCGTATCCTTTGCATTGGCGGCTGGCACTGATTACCATGCTGTGGCTGGAGCTTGGCAATCCGCTGATAAGTTGGCTACAGCAGCACAAGTTAACTTGTTGGATAGCAATACTAACACGTTCGCTATCACTGGAGTGCAGTTGGAAGCAGGAACTGCGGCAACTGCATTTGAGCATCGAGCTTATGGTCTTGAGTTGCTGCTGTGCCAACGCTATTATGAACTCTGGGCATATACGTTACCATTCTATCTTATTTCTCAATATGTGCTGGCAGGTCAGATTGTAGCTGCAACAATTCCTTTTAAGGTCACCAAGCGTAGTTCAACCGTGTCTACAAGTTCTTCTGGAATAAACACTAATGTATCTGCTACGAACGTAGTAGCCAATCAAGATTTTATCACTTATGAGCTAACTGCTACTGCTACAGGCATGGTACAAAGGTATTATACTGCCAGCGGAGCTCCAGTCTTTACAGCCTCCTCAGAGCTTTAATTATTGATGTTCAACTAATTCTTGTTGTTGCCATGCCCACACAGACAACCCTCACGGAAGAACAGATTGAGGAAATTGCTGAGCGTGCTGCTGAGCGTGCAATGGCAAAACTCACAGATCATATGTACAAGCAAGTTGGAAAAGGCGTAGTTAATAAGTTATTCTGGATAGTGGGAGTAATATCAGTAGGCCTGTATCTCTGGCTGAAGCAAAAAGGACTAGTCTAAAATGGCTGTTCAACGATTCAAAGTGCCGCTGAATAATGCGGCATTTCCTTTTGTGTCTAGTGAGGCTCCTCGGGCAGTGTTTGTGCCTGGGCTTGATGTTGCTTCGCGGGCGCCGCGTGGCTTCGTGTCTGGAGAGGAGAGTGCAGATTATAATCTCACACAAATCCTATACGGTGAAAACTTCATGCCCGTCGGTAATGGTGTGAGGTCTGTGGGCTTTGGCCAGATTATTGCACCCACTGCAAATAGTGATTTCGATTCTATTTTTCCGCTGCGTGATGCAGATGAAAATGTAGTCCTCTATAGTCCAGGTGGTGGAAAGAACTATGTCTACAATGTCGCCACCAGTACGTGGGGTTCCACGACTATTCCAACCATTTATTCCAAAACCTTTGCCGCAACCAGCGATCCTGCACTGAGTAAAGTAACGTATGCCTATGTCGACGGATACACCTTTGTTTGCTTCAGTCGTCTGAAGTCAAATGACATGGTGCCTGTGGATATGAGTCTCCTGTATTGGAACTCGGCCACACAAGCACTGGCTGTTCCCAGCACGCTCATCAGTAATATCCCTTTTGCCGCTGGCACTATTGATGGAATCACGGGCTCCAACGGTTATCTGATTATGTGGTCAGGCATTACGATTGCCTGGGCACCGTTCAGTGGAAGTTCTTTCAACTTTGCCAGTTATGTCAGTGGAGCATTCACAGGTGCGGGCTCCCAGATTCCTGAAGATGTGCAAGGAACTATTCGTGCACTGATTCCAGTGGCCGGCGGCTTCACAGCTTTCACCAATCGCAATGCCATTGGTTGTAGCTATGTGGCCAACAATCTGCAAGCTCCATGGATCTTTCGAGAAATTCCTGATGCCGGCGGCCTAGAAAGCTATGAGCAAGCCACAGTTGAAGGGAGTCTTGGCAAGATTTATGCCTACACGACTGCTGGCATGCAGTCTGTGTCCCTCAATTCCTCAGATCTGATTTTTCCAGACCTGGCAGATTTTATTGCATCCAGAGAGATTGAAGTCTATAACAGTGGAAACCAAACACTGTCACAATCTGCAACCACTGCAGACTTCTTCACAAAAGTCACTGCAGTCGGAAATAGATATTTAGTTGTCTCATACGCATCTGTGCCAGAAGTGTTCTCCTACGCGCTGGTATATGACTTTGCGGTCAAACGCTGGGGCAAAATCTCTCTGACTCACCGTGACTGTTTTTATTACAACTATGGTGCGCAATCCGCATTGCTTACATATTCAATGCTGACGAGTTCTTCCTATGATTCTCTCATGTCTACTACATACAGTGCACTTAGTGAGCAGACTGGGGATTTCGTCTCTGCTCCTCATGGTTTGGCATTCCTGAAGGAGACGGGAGAAGTTGTGATTGCTGACTGGTCCAAGCAGGACCGTGTTACGCCAGATGTTGGCGTGCTGGTCCTCGGCCGTGTTCAGTTGACGCGCAGTCGCAATGTGCAACTTAACCGAGTCGAGATTGAAGGCTTCAAGAATGGCAATGTTTATGTCGTACCTTCCTATGATGGACGCAATCTCGCTGCTCCTCAACAGCTTACTGCTATTACCGTTGATAGCAGCTATCGAGATTTCGGAGCTTTTGTAGACTGCAAAAATTTCGACATCATTGTGCAGGGTACATTTGACATGAGCACGATGATTCTTGAGGCTACACCTACGGGGCAGTTCTAATGTCTCAGTCACTTATTTCTACTGGCCTGCCGTCATATCCGGCCGGCCTGTCAGATGAAGATGCCAGTCTTGTGGTGCCACTTTACAAGGCACTCAACACACTTGCGCAACAACTTAGTCTAACCACTGGCAATGTGCAGTATACTTCTGGTGAGATGGCAAATCTTGACCAGCTTACTGCCCTGTTGAATCAAAAAACTCAGAAGATATTTGTCAAAGCAGGAGAAGCACTTAGCTATGGCAATGTAGTCACACTGTCTGTGTCTGGGGGTAAGATCGTTGCATATAAGGCTGATGCATCTGTCCTCAATAAACCTGCACATGCAATCATTGATGATGCTGGCGGCATTGCACTGAATGACTTTGGTGAAGCTATTCTACTGACTGGCCGCACGCTTGGCATCACAGGAACTACATTCGGCACAGTTTATTATTTGAGCACAGCTGGCCAAGTGCAGACTGCACGGCCTCATGGTCCTGCCATTCTCACACAAGTTGTTGGCTATGGTCTTGGCAGTGCCGGATTCATGGCAGCCATTGAGGCGCCGGGAGACACATCTTACGGCACCTTCCTAGACACGACAACTCAGACACAGACTGCGATCAACACGGCTAAGGCCATCACTTTTAACACCACTGATATTTCCCGCGGCGTCTCTATTGGTAGTCCAACCTCCCGCATCGTTGTCTCCAAACAGGGTGTGTATAACTTCCAGTTTTCTCTACAGCTGGATAAAACTTCTGGAGGTACCGGGAGTGTTTATATTTGGGCACGCATCAATGGCAATAATGTTGCCAATTCTGCATCCCATGTGCGAATTCAAGGCAATGATGCAGAGTTGGTAGTTGCTTGGAATTTTGTATACGCACTAAACGCCAATGATTATTTTGAACTCATGTGGGAAGTTGATGCTACTGATGTGCAGCTTCAATATTTTGCAGGCACAGGAGTGCATCCTGCAGTACCCTCTATCATAATGTCTGTAACTAATAATCTGTGAGGCGCTGCAATGTTTAAGTTTAGTCTTCGCAGTCAACGTAATCTCACTGGTGTACATCCAGATCTGGTAAAAGTCATGTCAATGGCAATCATTACCAGCCCGCTAGACTTTGCCATCACTGAAGGCCGCAGAACTGCGGACCGGCAAAAAGAGCTGGTTGATGCTGGCGCATCCATGACGATGAACTCACGTCATTTGACAGGTCATGCTGTTGATGTGGCCGTGTTCATTGGCCGAGAGGTCCGCTGGGATTGGCCTCTTTACGAACAACTGGCTGAGCATATCAAGGCAACTGCTCAGAAGTTGGTGATTCCAATCGAGTGGGGCGGAGATTGGAAGCGGTTCAAAGATGGCCCTCATTATCAACTCCCGTGGGAAAGGTATCCTTGACATGAATGCAACCATCGTTTCTGCCGTTGTTCGGCACGTGCTGACTGCCGTTGGTGGCGGCTTTGCAGTTTCCTGGGGCATCGACGGTGCAGCTTGGGAAGGCATTGTGGGCGCTGTGGCAACTATCGCCGGTCTGGCTTGGTCGATTGTGGATAAGAAGAAGCGCGGCGGCTAAACCTTTACACCTCGCAAGAGGATTAGCGTCTACTGATGTTTCTGGCTCTGGCTAGAATATTTTCAGTAGACGCTTTTTTGTGCGGAGAAACTAATCATGGCAACTGCTGCAAACCAAAAAGTTCCAGCTGGCGGAGCTGAGCTGAAAGATGTAGCTGCGTTGGTGGGGCTGATTGGTGGCCAACGAGGCACGACTACCACATCTGCAACTTCCAATGCTGGTGACACTGCTGCACTACAGGCTGTCCTCAGTCAGCTACAAGGTGCAGATTATAATGCAATGCTGCAGAGCATTTTCCAGCAAGCTGGTGCACAGATTCCTGGAATGCAGGCAGCGTATGGCAGGTCTGTAGGTGCGCGCAGCTATAATAACACTGCAGTGCAAGCTGCTTTGAATGAGCTGCTCAAGGCTACGACTGTAGCTGCGCAGGATCAAATGGCCAAGCAACAGTTGGCAAATCAGCAAGCACAGGTACAAGCTGGGCAAGCCATTGCACAAGCTACTAAAGGCACGCAGACCACGCAAACTCAGACGCAAAAGAGCGGTTTGGATCTTCAGCGTGCTGCCGCACTGCTGGCACTGTGGCAAGGCATTGGTCAATTGACTAGTGGCAAGAAGCCTAGTGACATGTTTGGTGGCCTGTTCAAAGGCGCCGGAACTGTGACTTCTGCACCTGCCGCCCCAACAGTTGTTGCTCCGGCCGCTGCTGCTCCAGTAACTTCTGCACCTATGGCGGCTCCCGCTGCAGCTGCTTCGCTTCCTAGTGTTAGCTTTAACCTTCCAAGCATTCTGACCAATCCTATTGGCGCAATCGGTAATCTTATTGCATATGGCA